CTGTCGGTAAGCGTCCCGCTACGACTAGAGATTGGTCAGCGTTCCGCGCCATTCGGAATACAACTTCCTGCGCATCCACAAACTTAACCAATCATGGAGTAATCATGAAACAATTTATTGAACAACAAATGGCTCAACGCGCTACAGCGTGGGAAGCCGCAAAGAAGATTCTTGATGTTGCAGCCGCTGAGAAGCGTGACTTGTCAGCAGAAGAGACTCAGACATACGAGCGCATCAGCAAAGAACTTGAGGATCGCCAAGCAACAATCGAGAAGCTCCGCGCCGATGAGGCCCGTGAACTTCGTCTTGAAGCAGCAACTCGTGACATCGCAGACCAGGTTCGCCCTGTCGCTGATGCACCACGCGGTGTTCGTTCAGATGCAGAAGTCATTCGCTCAATGGCGAAGGGCGAACTTCGTTCGCACTCGTTTGAGAAGCGTGACGTTGTAAAGACATCAGCAGGCGCACCAGTACCAACATCGTTCTATGACCAAGTAATCATGCTTGCTCGTAACGTTGGTCCAATGCTCCAGACTTCGACAGTCTTGAACACAGCATCAGGCGAAAACCTTCAGATTCCATCACTTGCTCAGTATTCAACTGCAGCAATCGTTGGCGAAGGCACAGCAATCAGCGAGTCAGATCCAATCTTCAACTCGTTCATCACCTTGGGCGCATACAAATATTCGTTCCTTGTTCAACTCTCAACAGAGTTGATCGAAGACAGCGGTGTTGACATCTTGTCATTCTTGGCAGCACAGGTCGGCAACGAACTTGGCTTCCGTGTGAACGATGCTTTGACAACTGGAACAGGCACAAACCAACCAAAAGGTATCGTCACAGCAGCAGCTGTCGGCGTAACTGGCGGAACGGGTGTGACTGGTCAGTTCACAGCAGACAACTTGATCAGCCTCGTCTACTCGGTAGACACAACAGGTCGTCGTCTTGCAGGTTCAGGCTTCCAGATGAACTCGTCTTCAATCGCGAAGATGCGTTCTCTCAAAGACACAGCAGGCAACTACGTCTTCTCACCAGCACTCAACGCTGATGCGAATGACTTGCTTCTTGGATACCCAGTATTCGAGAACCCAGCAATGGCCAACACAGCAACTAACGCGAAGTCGGTAATCTTCGGACACCTTCCTTCGTACTATGTTCGTCAAGTTGGCGGCATCAAGTTGGATCGCAGCGATGACTACGCATTCAACGCAGGCCTTGTTACCTTCCGCGCAACGATGCGTGTTGACGGTAACTTGCCACAAACATCACATGTCAAATACTTCATCGGTGGAACTGCTTAATAGTTCTGTCGAAGTAAAAACATGACAGTCCGCAAGGACTGTGACTAGGATTAAGTCCACGGCCATTTCGTGCAGGGTTGGCCGTGGACTTTCCATTTCTGCACTAAACTTAGGAGGATCATGTGGCAAACCGTAATCGTCAAGGGCATACCGGTGGAGATGCCGGGATATTTAGCGGAGCGTTTGCTCCGAGCGGGCGTAGCGCACTCGTTGGAAGTGTCAGACCTACCAATCCCGACCGACTCCGAGTCCTCTGGTATAGCAACGCACCTTGGGCAGCAACAGGATACGGCCAGCAAACCGCGCAAGTCATCCAAAGGCTCGCGAAAGAAGGCCACCAAGTAGCAGTCCACGCGATGTACGGACTAGCAGGTTCGGCATCGACATGGAACGGATTCAAAATATATCCGCAAGGACTCTTCACATACTCTGATGATGTCGTTGTCGCGCACACAATGGAATGGGCTAACCAGGATTTGTCGACACCGACGTTGATGATGACTTTGTTTGATGTGTGGGTGTTGAAATCTGAGTCGCTAAAAGATTGGAAGAACATCGCGTCATGGGTTCCGATTGATCATCAGCCGACACCGCCAGATGTGTTGGCTTGGTGTTCACGCAAAAATGTGCGACCGATAGCGATGTCAAAGTTTGGTTCACGAATGCTTGACATCGCAGGTGTGAATCATCTTTATGTTCCTCACGCAATCGAACCTGTGTTTCAACCAACCGAATCGGTGACATTGGCGAATGGTCGGAAGATGACTGGTCGCGAGTTCATGGGTTGGGAAGAAGACAGATTCGTGGTGTCAATGGTCGCAACGAATAAAGGTTCGCAGCCTGCGCGTAAGGCTTGGGCTGAGAACATTCTTGCGTTCTCTATTTTCGCAAAAGATCATCCTGACGCTGTGCTGTATTTGTACACGGAACCGAATGGTGCGATGTCTGGTATCAATCTGGTCGAGTTGATGAGTGCTTGCGGTATCGGCGATGACAAGTATCGGATCGTTGATCAGTACGCCTATCGGCATGGGATGCCACAGAATGTGATGGCTGCGATGTACACGGCGTCCGATGTTCTTCTCGCCTGCAGTATGGGAGAAGGGTTCGGCATACCGGTCATTGAGGCCCAAAGTTGCGGGTGTCGTGTGATTGTCTCGAACTTCACGGCACAACCTGAGCTGGTCGGTGACGGCTGGACGGTCGAAGGTCAGCCTTGGTGGGATGCGGCACAGAAATCATGGTTCTTCACACCCAACGTGCCAGACATCGTGAATGCCCTCAAGTCGGCCTATAACGCGCCTAGAGGCCCGTCTAAGGACGCGATCACCCATGCCCTAGGGTACGGAGCCGACAAGGTTTTTGAGGAGCATTGGAAGCCTGCAATGAAGGAGCTGTCTGCATGGTGCCGGTCATAGTCATACCCGTACTCAACCGATACGACCTACTTGAACGCTGCATCAAATCAATCGACTATGCGGTCGAGAATCTAATCATCATCGACAACGGCGGACTGATCGAAAAGGATTTTTTGTCGTTGCCGAAAAACTCGAACATTGAGAACCGATATATCTTGAACATGCCGAGCAATCTCGGTGTGGCGACATCTTGGAATCTTGGTATCAAGATGACGCCGTTCGCACAAGGTTGGATTTTGCTCAACTCGGACGCCTACTTCGAGCGTGATGAACTTCAAAAGTTTTATCGCAAATGCCACACCGATGAGATACATCTCGCAGGTCAACCAGGTTGGTGCTGTGCTTGGATCGGCTCACAAGTCGTCAAAGATGTCGGCCTGTTCTGCGAAGCGTTCCATCCCGCCTATTTCGAAGACAACGACTATGAGCGTCGAGCGACACGGATGCAAAAGAAAATTATCAAAACAAACGCAATCGTCCACCACGACAACTCATCAACACTCAACTCTGACCCGTCGCTGGCTGAGAAGAATCGCAAAAGTTTTGAATCAAATCTTGAACTGTTCAGGTTGCGCAACGTGCGTCTCGATGCCGGCGAATGGGATTTGCAAAGGCGTCTAGACCTGAGTTGGGATTGATGCAAGTCTTTGACGGCATCCTGTACAACGGCGAAGACGACGTCTTAGAATGCCGCCTTTACGAACTCGCCGATTACGTTGACAAGTTCATCATCATTGAAGGCGACAAGTCGTTCACGGGTATTCCGAGGGAACGCAAGTCGCGTGAGAAGTTTGAGCAATGGCAGGACAAGATTCATTGGGTTGATTATGAGACAACTGTTCATCCGAATGCGTGGGATAGCGAGGCGGAGGCTCGGAATCAAATCTTTACTGTTGCCGAAAAGTTAGGCATTCAAGATGATGATGTGATCACGGTCGCCGATACCGACGAGATCTGGTCGCCTTCAATGATCGGTTCGTTCTCTGATGCTTGGCACGTTGTGATGATGCGACATCTTGTGTTCAGTGTCCATTGGGAAGCACCGATGGAGTTGACTTGTATCGGTGGTCCTTGGCGGTTCCGTAACGGCACAGCCGATGTGATGCGACGCCAAATGAGATACAACTTCTATCGTCTACACGGCGGATGGCATTTGGGTTGGATGGGTGGACCTGAACGCTGCATCAACAAAATCAAACAATTCAGCCATCAAGAATTGAATGTCGGCGATGTCGAGGAGACGATTGCTCGATGTTTCAAAGAGGGAGTTTTCTTGGATCGTGGTGTTTTCAACGAGGTTGAGATTTCGGCTGATTGGCCGAAGTGGATCCGTGACGGGAAACATCCTGCATCATGGGTGTGGCGTCGATGAAACCGTATGTGATTTGGTCGCCTGACTACAGGCGTGTGTCGGGTGGGATTCGAGTGCTGTATCTGCTCGGCAAGTTGTTGCGTGACCGTGGGTTGCAAGCAGAGATGAAGATGACCCACATGCCATTTGTTGATAATCCTTGGTCGGTGCCTGAATGTCTTGAGATTCCTGACGATGCGATTCATGTTTATCCTGAGATTGTTGAAGGTAATCCTTCGGGTTCGGATCGTGTCGTGTGGTGGTTGTTGAATCATGCGAAGAAAGATGGCTTGCAGTTTGTCTGGCATCCGAACATCAACCAGAGTCCTGTATTGAATGTGCCTTATCTCGAACTCGATTTGTTTCATCCTGGTGATGGTGAAAGGTCGGGTGTGTTGGTTTGGGTTGGTAAGGGTCGTGAAGGGTATGTGCCTGATGGTGCGAAGTTGATTACGCATTCTTGGCCTGCGTCTCGGAAGGATCTTGCCGATGAGATGCGGTCGGCGGAGTATGTGATTTCGTTTGATCCGTATACGGCGATTGTGCATGAGGCAACTTTGTGTGGATGTCCGGTTGTGTTGATTCAAGGTGAGAACGCTTGGGATATCGAGCAGTTGACTTCTGGTCCGATGAAGATATTTGGTGCGGTTGATTGTGTGTCCAAACTTGATGAGGCACGAGCCGAGGTCGGCAAATCATTCCAGGCATATCTTGATTACTTCCCGACGATGGCTGAACAGTTGGATGTGTTCATTGAGCAGACGCAGGCGTTGTGATCACGGTTGTCGGGTTTGCGTGGGGTACCGCCTACAAAGATGAGGTGCAGGGTTGGTGGGATTCTGTACAGGCATTGAACCCACCGGCTGATGATGTGGTTGTTGCCTACCATCCTGACGATGATTGCGGTGTGAAGGATTTGCCGTGTCGGCTAGTTGAGTGTCGCACTCGGACTTGTGATGCGATGATGAATGCTGCGGTTGCGACCGTTGCTGACGGGTGGGTTGCTCCGCTTGCGATGGATGACCGTCTATATCCTGACGCCTTTAGTTGTATGCCAGACAACCTTGACAAGGTTGCTGATGTGGTCGCGAACACTTTGCGGTTCATGTCGCATGGCGGTGCAAACCCTTCTGCACCTGAACGATTCGCTACACATCCGATGGCGAATCATGTGATGGGCACGTCTTGGTTCACGAAAGATATTTGGGTGCGGACTGGCGGGTATCCAGATGTCTATTGGTCGGATTGGGCGTTTTGGTGGAAGTGTCATGTGCATGGTGCGAGATGGTTTAAGCCTGCTGGTGTGCAAGTTTTGGTGAACGATATTCGACCGAACCGTATCTCATCGGATTCCCATATTGAGGCTGATGTTGAGATGCACAAGTTCATTGCCGAGTACACTTGTCCAGACTCTGAAGTAAGATAAAGGAACTATGGCGATCACGAACGGCTATGCCACACGCAATCAGGTTAAGGCTGCTCTTCGTATCGGGACTGCCGACACTCAGGACGATGAACTTCTTGACAATTGTGTCGGAGCTGCCAGTCGTCTCATTGATGGTTATGCGAACCGACAGTTCTGGGCATACGGCTCAGCGACGACAAGAGTGTTCACCGCAGGCGACGAGTTTGTTTGCGAGATTGATGACATCTCAGGCACAGCGATCACACTCAAAACATCGACACTCGCAGACGGCAACTTCGATGTCACATGGACTCCGAGCGATTGGCAACTAGAACCAGTGAACGGGATCTTGGACGGACTCACTGTTCCGTACACACGCATTCGTGCAGTCGGCGACTATTTGTTCCCGACATTGAACGCGAACTTCGGATCGGAAGCATTGGTGCAACTCACCGCCATCTATGGTTGGCCATCTGTACCTGAACCGATCACGCAAGCGGTGATCATTCAGGCATCAAGAATCTTTAAGCGTTACGATTCACCGCTCGGCGTTGCCGGCTTCGGAGATTTGGGTGCGATACGAGTGACACGCGCACTCGACCCAGACGTCGCACAACTTGTCGAGCCATACCGCCGAATGCGAATGTTCGCATGAGCGCAACAGTAACCGAACTTAAAACAGGACTTCAGACACGTCTTGCAACAATCACGAACCTTCGCGCCTACGCACAACAACCCGACCAAGTAAACCCATCTCTCGGCGGTATCGCATGGCCGACCTTGGAGTCGATCACCTACCACGGTGCGATGCGAGCAGGCTTAGTCACACACGTCTTCACTGTCAGCGTCATCGTGGGTCGTGCTGCCGAACGCACCGCACAAAACCTCATGGACACCTACCTGTCTTATGACAACGGGATTCGTGCCGCAATCGAAGCCGACACAACCCTCGGCGGATACGCGAGAACACTCATCGTCGAAGAAGCATCCAACATCACAACCGTTGACGCAAACGACACAACCTACCTAACAGTTGACTTCCGTGTCGTGGTGTACGCTTAACCTATGGCAAAATATCAGGTCGTCGAAGGCTTCACCGTTCTAGATAAACAATATCCAGCCACTATTGATGGCAGTGAGGTTGACCATCTAGACTCTCTACTGGCATCGGGTCGCATTGTTCTGGTGGCAGAAAAATCAACTTCTAAAGCCGACAAGGCAGGAGATAAATAATCATGGCAAAGTTAGTTCTTACACAAGCAAATGTTTCACTCAACGGCACGGACATCACCTCGAACGTCGCTGCGGTAACTCTCAGCACTTCGGCAGCCGAAGTACCAACAACATCATTCGGATCTGGTGGTGCAATAACTCGCGTCTCAGGTCTAATTGACAACTCGGTGACATTGTCATTGCACAACGACTACAACGCCATTGACGGACTCATCATGCCATTGATTGGCTCAACCGCTGTCACGATGATTGTCAAACCAGCAGGCACAGCCGCAGCAGGCACAGCAACACCGCATTACACCTTCTCTGTACTTTGCACAGAGTTCAGCCCAGTCAACGGTGCTGTGGGTGAATTGAACACAGCCGACGTAACGTGGCCGATCAGCGGAACAATCAGCAAGACAATTGCATAATTCTTAACAAAACAATCAGGAGGTAAGAATGAAAATCAACCTAGAAGTCACGACGCTAGACAACGTCACCACAAAAGTGACCGCACAATTCGCCGACTTCATCGCATTCGAAGGCGAGAAGAATCGTTCGGTTGCAAACTTCCAAACAGAACTACGCCTCACCGATCTTGCCTGGTTGGCTTGGCATGCAACGAAGCGCACAAAGAAAACTGCGATGAAGTTTGAAGAATGGATTGAAACAGTTGAGAGTGTGGAGGTTGGAACCGATTCTGCGGTGATCGTCCCTTTGGAGAATCCTCAGCCCACTGGCTGATCGCATATCTCGCCTGCGAGACTTCGATTGCGCCAAGTCTCCTTCTACAAGAATCACCTAGAATGCTGTACACGATGCTCGGCTATCTGCGCTGGAAGAACATCAAATCCAACCCACCGCAAAGGATCAACTGATGGCCTTTAAATCAGCATTCCCGAATCTGCCAGGCGATACAGGTGGAACTCTCGGTCGTGCCGGCACCGCAGCAGTTGCAGGCAACACGGTTGTGGTTAAGGACTTGTTTGAGACTTTGCGAAAGTTCTCGAAGGCATCTCCGCAGTTCAACAAAGAGATGCGCAAAGTCGCAGCGGTAATTGCCGAAGACCTTCGCCAAAAGGTGATTGTTGAAGCAGGCACGGTCAGTCGAGCAAGACAAGCAGTTGCAGTCGCAAAAGGATTCCGAGTAATTAAATCTGAACGAATCCCAACTTTGGAACTTAGAGGTTCATCACCGTTCCCATCCAAATCGAGACCGCCCAGCAAACGCAAAAACAAGGTGACTCGAAGTGATGTATTTTTCGGTGCGGAGTTTGGCGGTCAAGCCAGACCGACAACCAGACAGTTCTTGCGGCATCGAGGACAATCTGGTTACTTCTTCTGGCCAACCGTCCGCAAGCGCAAGAACGCCATTGCCAAGGAATACCTAGAAGGCATAGACCGAGTGGTCAAGGAACTAGGCATCGGCTAGAACCCTTACAGAATAAGGGTCAAAAAATCTTCAAAAAGATAGTTGCATTTGTCTTACGCTTCATATAGATTGTCTTACATACCTGAGGAGGTAGTTATGTTGAAGATGTTCAAAGTGTCTCGCATAGAGCATGTAAGCACAAACGATTGGCAAGATGGTTACGGAGATTACCAAAACCGTCAGCCAGTTCATTACGGAATTGCATTAGGTAAGAATCTTAAAGATGCAAAAAAAGAATGGTCATTCTCAGTGTTCGGTCAAGATCATTCTGACTGGATCTTTGAAGAGTTTGAACCAGCACAATGAATCAAAAATATCCAACCATCACAATCAGGCTTGATCAAGAACTCAAGACACTGATTGAGCGTCAAGCCAAGAAACAAGATGTGACCGTGTCTGAACTGCTTCGCAAGTTCATTGAGACTGGGTTGCACAATGTTTGAAGTCGTCGGTTTCCCATCCGTCAAATCCATCTATCCAAAGACCATCGCAACATCATGGATGGACTTCGCCGCAATACTCGGCGACCACCAAGAACGCGAACAAAAGTCTGACGGCAAGTTGTACTCGCCAGTCACCTACCGTGAACACACAACCCGTGGCAATCGCAACGTGTCACATGTCTGGGCGTTAGTCGCTGACCTTGACGGTGAAGCATTCGAGCAGGCTGATCTCGGATCGTATATACACTTCGCCTACACAACTTGGTCACATCGTGACAACGACCCGCACTGGCACGTTGTCGTTCCATTCGAGCAGGCTGTGCCGGTACAGAATTGGGAAGAAGTTTGGTATGAGACACATGAGCGTCTTCGTCTCAAAGGCGACCCAGCAACCAAAGACCCTGCCCGTATCTTCTTTCTGCCACAGCACGAAGCAGGTCAACCATTCCGTACACATCATTCAGGTTGGCGATTCCTTGACCCGACCATCACCGACATCGCAGCACCAACACGCACATTCTCAACACCAAGCATTCGCTCGACCCGTCAACCGCGTCGCGGTAATCCAATGCGATGTGTTCTTGACCCGAAGTGGTGGAGCGCACCGATTGACATGTCGCAATACGATGGCATGACACAAGCAGAGATACATAAAGACATGCAACGCGAGTGGGTTGAGCTGCGTAAACGGATGACGTTTAACTGAGTAGAATTGCGTTCATCATGGCAGGTGAACGCACATTTCTTGTAAGACTTATCGGCAACGCTGATGGTGCTGTTGCCGCGTTCAAAAAACTCGGCAAAGAAGGCGAAAAGACTCTCGGCCAACTTCAAACTGTTGGCAATGCTATTGGTGGCGCATTCGATGTTGTAAGAAAAGCGGCGTTCATCGCGGTCGGTGCATTCACGGCAGTCGCCGGTGCAGCGACAGCCGCAGCACTCGCCGCAGCCGAAGACGAACAATCACAACGTCGACTGGCATCACAACTAGAACGAACCACAGGTGCATCAAAATTACAAGTCGAAGCCATCGAACGATTCATTACTTCGGCCATGCTCGCAACAGGAGTTGCCGACACAGATCTTCGCAACGGCTTTGCAAACTTGGCGCGAGCAACAGGTGACGCAACACAATCACAGCGTCTCTTGAATCTTGCCTTAGATATCTCGGCGGCAACCGGCAAAGACCTTGAGAGCGTAACAATAGCCCTCGGCAAAGCCAGTTCTGGACAAGTAACCGCACTCAGCAAACTTGGAATCCCGATCGACGAGAACACAAAAAAGAGCAAAGACTTCGGTTCTGCGCTCAGTCAACTTGAAGCACAATTCGGCGGAGCAGCAGCAGCATCAGCCGACACATTCTCTGGTCGAATGAAAATACTTCAAGCATCACTCGGCGAAGTAGTTGAATCAATCGGCTTCGCACTTCTGCCATTCTTTGAAAAAATGGTCAAGTTCATTCAAGACAACATCCTGCCCGCATTGATTGCGTTCGCAGACAATGTCGGCGAATACGGCATCGTCAAAGCAATCGGATTCGCAATCAACGCAATGGGCGATTTGGGCATTACTTTCATTGACACTCTTGAAGGAATGACTTTGGCTGTATTGAACTTCTTGAGTAACTTTGCCGATCTAGGTAGAACTATTGCATTGACTGTTGGTTTCACAGCCGCGCTAACCGGTAACGCACCACTAGCAATCAAAGCAACCGCAGCGTCATTAGCATTCAAAGCCGCACAACAAGGATTGAATACGGCACTTGAAGCCACACCGCGACTGTTTGACAATATCCGAACATCTATGGCTCAAGCCGCAGCTATTCAAGCACGAGCCTTACCAAGCATCATCGGCACCGCTGATGCGTTGGAACGTCAAGTTGTTGCCGGAAAGAAAAACATTGTCGTTCAAAAAGAAGAAATTACTGTTGGTGGTGGTGTAGCCAAGACGGTTGAGACAGCAAAACAAAAGTTTGAGAAATACACGGATGCTTTGAAGTCCTCGACATCCGCACAAAAGGCATTCAATAATGCGCAGAAGGGTAGTGTGCAGGCCGCCGACAATTTGAAAGCCGCGCAAGATGATGTTGCCGCCAAACAGAAGGCGTTGAATGATGCGGTCAATGGGTTCGGTGCTGATTCTGATCAGGCCAAAAAGGCTCAGCGAGAACTGTCGGCGGCTCAACGCAATGTGGCGCAGGCTGGATTCCGTGTCGAGGAAGCGGTGTTCGCTGTGTCAGATGCTGAGAAGAAACTTGCTGAACTTCGTGCCGATCCTGAGTCAAGTTTT